TGTAACCTTGTGAACCTGTATATCCTAAACTTCCTGTATAACCTTGTGAACCTGTGTAACCTCCACCGCCACCACCTGTGCCAGCAGATCCTGTATAACCTATCGGTCCTTGTGAACCTGTATATCCAGTTTGTCCTTGCTGTTTTGAAGGTAACGTTACTCTTACTTGTTGTGTAGGTCCTTTTATTATGGCCATTTCTTATTAATTCTCTTTGATTGACAATACAGTTACATTATGTTATAGTATATTTATAAATAATATTAACTTGTATTAAATGATTTCTATAGCAATTATTGACATTATTGGATTGACTTATGATGGTGATACCTTAAACAAAAGAGGTTTAGGTGGATCTGAATCCGCCGTTATTTTACTTGCAAAAGAACTAGCCAAAAAGAATTTCAAAGTAACTGTATTTAATAATTGTATAGATAAAGAATCAAAAGAAGGCATTTTTGATAATGTTCAATATATTGATCATACAATATTAGATTATAAGAACGATTTTAGTTTTGATGTAGTTATATCATCAAGAACAGTAATACCATTTTTACCACCACACCTTTATGGTCAATTTGCAGGATTCAAACCTCAAAGATATTCTAAAATAAAACAAAATGCTAAACTAAAAGCAATGTGGATGCACGATACATTTTCTAAAGGAGATCATCTATTAGAAGATATGTTGGTGCATGGTGATATGGATGAAATCTTTACATTATCAGATTTTCAAACAGCTTATGTTACAAACTGTGATCATGGTAAAAAAAGAAACTTTGAAGTATTAAAGAAAAAAGTTTTTATGACACGTAATGGTATTGTAACATATAAAGATGAAGTTGACATAAGACAAAAAGATCCTTATCTGTATGTTTATAATGCTTCAGTTACTAAAGGTATGTTGCCTTTAGTTGAAAATATGTGGGAAAGAATTAAACAACAAATACCTCAAGCAAAATTAAAAATAATTGGTGGTTATTATAGATTTAGAGAAAACGCAGCTCCTGATGAACAAGAAAAAAAATGGAGATTACTTGTTGCAGATGAAAAATATAAAAAATTAGATGTAGAATTTACAGGCATCATAAAACAATCTGAAATAGCAGAATTAATGACAAAAGCAAGTTTCATGTTATTTCCTGGTGCTTTTCCTGAAACATTTGGTATTTCAACTTTAGAATCTATTGCTTATAATACTCCTTTAATTACAACTCGTTTTGGTGCATTAGAAGAAACAGCAGTTGAACAGGCCTGTTATTTAATGGATTATGCAATTGAACCAAATGGATTATTTCCATCGATTAATAAAAAACAACAAGAAGATAAATTCGTAAATATTGTTTTAAGAGCAAATGCCGACAGATATCTACATCAACAAAAAATGTATGCTTGTAATATTATAAAAGGTATTGTAGGTTGGGATTCTGTAGCATTACAATGGAAACAACATATCTATAAAAAATTAGGCGAATATCTTTCAAAAGAAGAATATAAACAAGTTAGTTATATTAATGCTAGAGTTAAAACTGTATTTGGTAGAAGATTTGAAAATTATGAAGAAAATTATATTCCTAGAAATTCTCAACAAAAAATGATTATAGTTACGCCTGCTTATAATGCTGGCCAGTATATTGAAAAATGTATTCAATCTGTTATTACACAAGATTACGATAACTATCTAATGGTTGTTATAGATGATTGTTCTACAGATAATACGTATGATGTTGCAAAAAGATATGAAAGCGATAAAGTAGTTGTAATTAAAAATACAGAAAATAAAGGTGCGGTAAGAAATCAAATTGAAACTATAATTAAATATTCTCAAATGGACAATATTATAATGTTTTTAGATGGAGATGATTCATTAGTAAATGATAATCAAATATTCCATTTTTATAATAATCTATATGATGGCACAACTGAATTTACTTATGGTTCTTGTTGGTCAATGGTTGATAAGATACCTTTAATATCTCAAAACTATTTACAAGAAACTAAAAAAGAAAAGAAATACAGACAATATAAATTTAATTGGAACATGCCTTATACTCATTTAAGAACATTTAAAGCATATCTGTTGAATGATGTAAATGATGGAAATTTCAAAGATGAAAAAGGAAATTGGTACAAAGCAGGTGGCGATGGTTCTATATTCTATACATTAATAGAAAAAGCAGATCCAAACAAAATTAAAGTGGTACAAGATATAGTCTATAATTATAATGATATAAGTCCACTAAATGATTATAAAGTAAATTCGGCCGAACAAACTAAAAATGCAAATAGGATATTAACACAATGAAAACAATATTAATAGGAATACCTACAAACAAATATATTGAACCAGAAACAATGAGAGCAATATATAATCTTGAAGTTCCTGAAGGTTATAAAACTCAATTTCAATTTTTTTATGGTTACCAAGTAGATCAAATAAGAAATCTTATTGCTCATTGGGCAACTCATTATGATTATTTGTTTTCTGTAGATAGTGATATTGTATTTGCACCAGATACTCTTAAAAAACTTTTAAATCATAATGTAGATATGGTATCAGGTTTATATAGACAAAGACACCACGATAGACATACTATAGAAGTATATGAAAAAAATCAATTCGGTGGTTGTTCAAATATACCTTATGAAAAGATTAAAAACGTTCCTTTCTTAGAAATAGAAGCTTCTGGTATGGGTTGTGTTTTAATTAAATCGGAAGTTTTTAGAACAATAGGTTATCCTCAATATGTTTATCATTCAGCATTAGATCATAGAAATACAATATCAGAAGATGTAGATTTTTGTAGAAAAGCAAAAATGAAAGGTTTTAAAATATTTGCAGATACCACAATACTTTGCGATCATATTGGTGCTCATACATTTAGAATGACTGATGTTATTAATAAAGAAAACCCAGCAACATTTAATGGTGATAGCCATGAATATGAATCATTAGAAGAAGCCGTTAAATTATTAAAAAATCCTACAGGAGCTACGGTTGAAATTGGCGTAAGACTTGGAATGGGAAGTAAGATTATTATAGATTCATTTAGAAAATATCATCCACAAGTAAAACTAAATCATTTAGGTATTGACCCTTATGGAAATATTGTTTATGCTTATTCAGATGAAGCACCACAAACTAAATGTGATTACACAAACGATATGAAAAAAGAAGCACTATTAAACTTTACAAAAGATTATCCTGAATTTCATCTTGTTTGTTTAGAAGATACAGAATTTTTCAAAAGATACGGAGATGGTTATCCTGTATATAATGAAGTTAAAAAATTAATAACCGAATACGATTTGGTGCATTTTGACGGGCCACACGATACAATTAGTGTTATGGAAGAAGTTGAATTTTTTATGCTTAGAAAAGCGAATGATAGTGTTTTTATATTTGATGATGTTACTACGTATGATATTAAAAAAATAGGTGATTATTTAATAGAAAACGGTTTTAAAGAAATTAAAACTGGCAATAATAAAGCTATATTTAAATACGAATCTTAATCAATACCTGAAACAGAAGGATAAACGGTTATGATTCCTTCAACAACACGTGTTACAGAGCCAGTTGCTGTTTCTTTTATTTGAACATCATAAACCCAACGGCCTTCTTCTAGTTGAATGGTGTCAGCAGGATCTAAACTTATACTTACGATACCATCGGCCTCATAAACAGTAATATCAAAATAAACTCTAGGATATGTTTCGGAATATCCTTTAGTCATTTTTGCTTCAGCCGTATATCCTACTAAACTGAATACACTGCCATCATCAGTTAAAACATCAACATCACTGGAGAAAGTTGCACCTGCGTCTATTGTTAAATTTGCTATAGCTGCCATTTTATTAGTAAGTTACGAATTGAATTACGTCTGTTGGTAGAGCTCCTGGACTATTTAATACAACAGTTGCTTGATCGTTTGCTGTAAAGTCTCTTCCACCACCAACTAATTTAATTCCGTTTAAATATACAGCAACGTTACTATAAACATAAGTTACGTTGAAACTAGTTTGATATGTGCTTGCTACACAAGTTAAACCATCTGTAGTACCAACAGTTGTTACAAGAACTGCACCACCATCTACCTTTGAATTTTTTAAATTTTTAGTTGATAATTTAAATGTTGTTGATCCATTTGTTTCTACTATATAATAAGTTTTTGGAGAAGAATACCCTGTTATAGATCCTGTTCCTGTAAGTGTACCACTAATTGTTATTGTTTGATCAACCACCAATGTTCTACCAGGATTATTACAAGAAAAATTTCCTTGAGTATCTGTAATTTGAACGTTGTTAAGAGTAACGTTAACATTTGTAGGAGTTACTGTTGTTTCACTTACAATAGCTCCTGAAAAAGTTTTTGTATCTACGTATTCTTTTGTAGCTAAAGAATTAGTATTAAATCCTGCTCTATCTTTATATCCAGCTGGAACTACTACTGTTGATGTTCCTTTTGGTTCTAAATTTAATTGTATATTCGTATCACTGCCTACTGCGGATATTTTTGGACCATTAAGTGTTGTTGAGTTTGTAACAGATATATGGTTTACAGCAGAAGATGTTGTAATAAATTTAATTTGTGCATTGCCATTATCATCAGCTATGTAACCATTATTTAATAATTTTGGTGTTGTTAAAATTGGTGAACCTAAAGTTGGAGTTGTATCAAATACAAATTTTCCTGTTCCTGTAGCACCTGTAGAAGTTACACCTTCAACTGTTGGATGACCTGTAATTGTTGGTCCAACTGATAATACTATCGTAGCACCAGAACCTGTATAACCAGTAATTGAATTACCATTTACTTTAAATACGTTACCTGTTGCGGCAGTATCATAAGTTTTATTAGTTAATGTATCTGTAGTTGCTTTACCTAATAATGTGTCTGTTGCTAATGGTAAAGTTACAGTATTTGAACCACTGTTTGTTAAAATTGTAGCAATCTTTGGAGTTGTTAAAGTTTTATTAGTTACGGTTTGAGTTCCTGTTAAAGTAACTTCTTCTGCTTTAATTTCATTAATAGCATCTACTAAATTTGTTGCAGTAGATGTTAGTGTTGAAGGATTACCAATATCATTTGTAGATAGGCTATTAAACGTGGTTCTAAACGTTTCTAGTGTATCAGTTGTAAGTACAGTTTTAGCAGTCATTATTTTTTAACCATTTCCTTTAATAAAGATTTGATTTCCTCTAATTCTTGTCTTAATACATTTACTTCTTTAATAACATTTCTTATATTATCACCTTGCTGTTCACGTGATTTAACTCTGTTAATATAAAGTTGATAATCATTTTTAGAAGTATTAACGATAGCATTTGATTTTGAATCTCTAGCTAAATAATCATATCCTTCTACTTTTAATTTCATAATACCTTTATAATGCTAAAGCAATTCCTCTTAAATCTTTAACAAGTGGAGGATATGCTGAGTTAGTTCCTTGTAATACTACTTTAATTTGAAATGCTGTAAATTGTGTAATATTGTTATCTGAATATTTGTATTCTTTAAATGTAGAATCATCTTGAGCAGGAGTTACCGATAAATCAGAAGAACCATCTGTATTGAATGGAATCCACGCTAAATCGTTTACATTTCTAACTTCTGTAGAACTTGTAACTCTATAATATACTTTAATAGATGATGATGTTCTAACATTTGCAGTAAGTCTTACATCAATTGCTGTTGAAGCATTTTCTAATATAACAGGTTTAGTTACATAAATTCCAGATGTAGAAGAACCTGTAGGAGCGGTATCATCAACAAAATTTGGTGTATTACCAGATGTTGGTTGATTTAATCTATTTTGAACAGCAATCATACTCATTCTCGCTGTATCAACAACAGGAGAAACTTTTGTATTAGTTGTGGATAAAGTTAAATTGGTATATAAAGATTTTAAACCACCCATGCGATTAGTTTCATTAATTTGACTAGCCACCAATTGAGGTGATGTGAAGAAGATATTACTTCCTGTAGTTATACTTAAAGCGTTTGATAATGTTGTTGTTGTAAATTCAGATTCAGATCCATGAATTGATTTTCCTGTAGTAGTCAACATGTTATAGTTAATACTTGTACCAGGAACAGTTAAAGTTTGTATGCTCAAATTAGCTAAATCAAATAATCTATTTTGTGTTGCTGTTACAGAAGTTCCACCAATATCACCAGACGCAGTTGCTGTTCCTGCAGTTGTAATATCATAACTATCTAAAGTTATATTTGAAATGCTTGTATATGTTCCGTTTATTGCTGTATGTGCAATACCATTATAAGTTCCTGCTGGAATTCCTGCAATAGTAACACTATTGTTTGTTCCGTGCATACCATGGTTTTTATGAAATACTCTAATAACACCTGAACTATTTGTTGTTCTTAATGAATTGTTTGGTAACGTTCTTACAGGAACCACATCATTTACTAATGTAACTGTACCTGTTGTGTTTACAAATTCTGCTCTATTAATTTTAAATTTAATATCTGTTGTTTGATCTGCCGTCCATGTTGAACCGTTTTGAGATTTGAAATATACACCAGCATAAGGGTTTACAGATATTGTTCTATCAGAACCTATTTGTGTTCGACCTATAGTTGCAACAAAGGCATTATAACTATTTGAGTTACTTAATAAACAGAAAGAGTATTCAGTTTTCTCTTGTAAATAAACAGGTGAAGGAAATTTAAAATTAGTTGCTAAACTAGCATCATT